AGCGCTCACCTTCGACTGTGCCGCCGACGTTTCTGCGAGCACCTGAATGGTCTTCGCATCCGGCATGCCCAACAGCGTGTCCCGCAACTGGGCAGCCTCTTCGTCGCTCGCACCCATCTGAATGGCTGCGTCGTACAGCTTCTGCCGCTGAGCTTCTAGCGTCTCCGTGAACGTCGCAGTATTGCCGTCGAGCTCGAGTTGAGCCGCCGCCGCATCCCACGCATCTTGAGACATGCCGACGAGCATTTCCATGTTCGCCGCACCCGACTCGGTCGCGATATCGAGACCCTTCGCGTAACCCTCCACGCCATCGTTGATGTTGCGGATCTGCTCATCAACTGCCCGAAGCGTGTCCTGGTAGTCGATGTTCGCCGAGACGGCGTCACGGTTCAGACCGTTGGCCTTGTCGACGGCGTCGATCAGGTCCATGAGCTGTGCGTGCAGATCCTGCACTGCGTCAGCCTCTTCCATGTACGCCTGAGTAGCCGTCTTGGAAGTGCCCTCGCTCTCACCCATCGCGAAGTTGAGCAGGGCCTGCGCGTTCTCAGCCTCGCCCAAAGTCGTCACGTTGATGCCGAGTTCCGTCGCCTGATCCTGCAGCGACTTCTTGAACTCAGGCATCGTGTCGAGCAGCCAGCCGAGTTCCTCAGCGTTCAGCTCGTACTCTTCGCCCAGCATGCGGAACGCGCGCTGGGCGGCAGGGAGATCAGTGGTTGCCGTCTTTGCGAGTTCGCCCCCGATCTCACCGAGAGAACCTTTGAGCTCGGAGACATCGCCGCGCAGACCGCGTAGAAAGTCGTTGTTCTTGATGATGTCAAGGTTCTCCTTGAACACCTTCACCGAGCTCGTTGCCTCGTCGAGGCGTGACGTCATCTCGACACCCACGGTCGCGTCGAACAGGTCGGCCGGCGACTTCGCATTCTGGATGACGTTCTGGAACTCCTCAGTCGAGGTAGTCAACGCATCCTGAGCCATCTGCAGGCCGACGATCGCCGAAGCGGCCGCAACCAGGGCGATACCCCACGGGCCAGTCAAGAACGTCACTATACGGGAGAGGCCCGCACGAGTCGCCCCCGCGGTGATCCCCAGTGTGGACATCGCGATCTGGAACTCCACGATCTTCGGAATAGTGAGCAGTGCTGCGCCACCAACAAGGCCGATCCCAGCGGTCAGGACGGCGATACCGAGCGCGGACTGCTGTGCCCAATCCGGCAGGCCATTGAACCCGTCAACGAGTTCCGTGAGTCCCTGGATGATGTCGCGAAGGGGCCCGTTCGCGCCCTCGCCCATGCTGATGAACGCGGTATCCATCGCCCCGGTGAGGGCTTCCCAATCGCCCATAAGGTTGTCGAGTCGTGTGGCCGCCGTGTCAGCGGCGTACCCCTGATCGGCGACCTTCTCTGTCCACTCGTCGATACCTTCGGTGCCCTCGCGGAGCAGAATGTTCGCGCCTCGGATGGCATCCTGCCCGAAGATCATCGCAAGCGTCTGATCCCGCTGAGCCTGGGTCATGCCCTCGAGACCAGTCTCGAGCTCCCCCGCCAGACCCGACAGCCCGACGAAGTTGCCTTGCGTGTCATAGGCACTGATCCCCAGAGAGGACATCAGGTCAGCGACTTCCTTCGTCGGGTTCGCCAGTCGCAGAAGCATCGTGCGCATCGACGTACCCGCGTCGGAGCCGAGCATGCCCGCCGAGGCGAAAGCCGACAGTGTGCCCACCGTCTCATCAACCGAGAGTCCGAACTGGCTTGCGACGAGTCCCGCCTGGTCAAGTGCCGTCCCGAGATCGGTGACATCACCCATCGCCTTGCCTGCACCCGCAGCGAGAAGGTCAGCAACGTGAGTCGCTTCCTCGCCGTCGAGCTGGAACTGCTGCAGGGTCGTCGCCGCGATACCTGCCGCCTCGGCGACACCAAGGCCACCTGCTGCTGCAAGATCGAGTGCACCCGTGAGACCGCCCGCAAGGATGTCCCGCGCAGACAGCCCCGCCTTCGCCATCTCTTCGATCGCGTTCGCGGACTCTGTCGCCGAGAAAACCGTTGCGGAGCCCGCTTCAAGTGCCGCCTGTCGCAGTGCGTCCATGTTCTCGCGCGCGTCGTCACCGGTAGCAGCAACGAAGCTCATGGCCTGGTCGAACTCGGCGAACTTTGCAACCGCGACACCAACGCCCGCTGCGATCGCGGCGCCCATTGCCACCCCGGCAGCGCCAAGCGTGACCATCGACTGACGCGTCTGCGCCAACTTCTCCCCCGCCGAACCCACTTCAAGCGTGGCGGCGGCGGCTTCCCGCATCGCCTGCTTGTAGTCGTCAACGGTCGCGGACAGTTGAACGGCAATATTGCGCTGAGCCACGCGGCCACCCCCAAAAACACGAAACGCCCCACGTGGGGCGTGTAGAAGTGGACGAAAGCGGGGTCAGTCTTCGAGCTCAACCCGCCAAAGGAGGTGGTCGAGACTGTGTTCCCCGTGGAATGCCTTCCATTGCTCCTGTGCTTCATGGAGCGCCTTGGAAGCGAGGTCGGTGGTCGGTTCGGGGACGATGAACCGACCGAAGTTCTTCCGGTCAGTCGCCTCAGACATCAGAATGCCGGTACGACTCCGTGGGGCGAGATCTCGTGTGCGATCGGCGAGCAAAGCTGCACGATCCCAATCGGAGAACTCAGGCTCACGGACGGTCACCGCGCGAATCATGCGGCCCGCATCGTCATATTCGAACGTCGTCACCTCGCCCGGTTCCCAACCGAGCAAGCGGCGGGGCGAAATCCTTAGTTCGCGGGCGAGGGAGACGACTGGCCCGCGCGAGCTTTTCCCAGTGCAGTCATCTGCTTGAGCTGTTCCTGGACATTGATGCCCCAGATCAGCGTCTCGATGTTGTTCTTCCACACCGAGTCGAGAACCCCGTACATGTCAGCCCACGTCTCAGCGTCGACCGGCTCGCCATCGACATGCACATTCGGGTACGCCCGAGAAACACCCTTGGGGTTGTACCCGACCATCGCATCCGACTCAATGCCGCGACGGGGCGGGTTCAGAGCGACCAGCGCATCCCACTCCTCGGGCTGAGCCTTCCGCAAGGTCACCGCGACTTTCTCGCCACCCAGAACAACATCAATGTGCTGTTCCTTGACGATGCCGAGCTCTTCGCGCTGCTTAGCGATCAGCTTCTGCAGATCAGCCATCACACACCTTCCTCACCATTCCTCACCAGACGGAAACCGGGGACAGGGCCTGGTGAAGAAACCCTGCCCCCGGAACTTGCATCAGGGCGCGACGACCGCGATCTCGTGCTTGACCTCGCCGATGATCTCGGGCACGGTCTGCTTGTGCGCGTCCGTGTTCGCGGTCGCCGGCACATCGGTCGACGTCGCCGTGCGGATCGGCACGATGTCGTTGATCTTCGTACCCGCGGCGATCTCGGCCATGTTGTCGTAACCGAGGATGTGCACGATGTTCCCCGAGACACCCTTCACGCCGAGGACTTCCTCAGCGGCAGTCGGATTCTCCCGGTCGTACACGTAGAGCAGCGTCAGCTTGTAACGCTTCGTGCCCTCGCTCGTGAGCTCCTGATCGAGCGTGTAGCGCGTCGACACGCGCTCGTTGATCGTGGTGGCCAGGTTGTACCCGGTCGGCCCGTAGAGGCCGTACGTGAGCGGCACAACCGTGCCAGCAGACAGTTCCGCCACCGTGGGGGCGTTCGTGTCTGCGATGGTCGGCACCCAAAGCACCGTGCCCTTGCCGTCGTAGCCGAATCCGGCCTGAACCTGTTCGCGGGGCATGTTTACTCCTTTGAGTCAGCCCCGACAGGGGCGGTTGTAGTTTCACCAGGTTTCGTGGCCCGCTTCTTCGCGGGGTTCCCGAGCTCGCCGGGAAGGAAAGAAGCCGGTCGCTGACGCGGAACCGGCTTCTTGTCGATGACCTTGTATCGGTCAGGGTGACGCTCGACCATCGCGGCCGGCACGTCGAACTCATGCAGCGGGTCGCCAATAGTCTTCCCGCGCACGCGAATGAACTCAGTCATGAGGCCCTCCGAGACCAGAACTCGAACGTCAGATCGAGGTAGTGCAGATCAGTAACCGAGTCGTAGCGGCCCTTGCCCTCTTCAACACCGGGAACCAGTGCCACCGAGTCACACGAGCGACCCGATACGAGAGGGATCTTGCCGACCGTCGACATCACGGCATCCGCGAGCATCAGCAGCCCCTCGGCGTCAACGGCAACCACGCGCACATCAAAACGCCAACGAGACTTCGAGTCGGGGGCCTGACGTGCAAGGTAGCGGTCATCCGAGAGTGAGTCGGGCGCGTCGGGGAACAGCACGATGTAGTTCGCACGAACCGGGTTCCCGCCGCTCATGCGCACGTTGGAGAAGATCTTGTTCGACAAGACGGAGACCGCGAGCAGGAGCGCCTTGAAGGCGGTGAAGTGAGCGAGCATAATCACCCCTTCTCGATGGAAGCCTTGAGCCCATCCGCGATCGCGAGCTCGAGACCGTGGAAGAAGTCCTCTTCGTTCGCCTCAAGAGCATCGCGAGCCGCATGCTGTGGCGCCGACTGCACGTCACCCTTTGCGTCTTCCACGAAACCGAACGAACCGGAGTCACCGATCGTCGGGCCAATCTCGGCCTCAATCACGGTCGGCTTCTCTGTCGTCTCGTACGTGATGTCAGCCGCGTACTTCTCAAGTCCGGATCGGTTCGCCCCCTCGCGCCACTGGTCCTTGATGTTCCGAGCCGTGACCTGCAGCGCTTTGCGAATGAACGGACGGGACTCTTCGGGTGCTGCCATCAGATCCGCAGCCAGAGAACGCAGCTCAGAGAAGTCGTCAGCCATATCCATCAGCTCAACTCCTCGAGCGGATACCGATACGCCGTGACCTGTCCCGCACCAGCCGCGCCAGAGATCTTGAATCGGCGCCCCACCAACAGCGGGTCAGCGGAAACCGTGCACTCCACCTCGTCATCAGTGAACAACCGGGCAGTGCCAAACGGCACACTCAGATACGGTTCCTGCATCACCACCGGAGAACCCGTCGCCTGAGAGTTAGACACCTCACGCGAGTTCCACCGGATGCGTGCTTTCCCTGCATCTGAGCTCGTGTCTCCCACTGCGGGATAGCGCTGCTCGACCAAGACGCGCGTTGGCTCCAGCGTCACCGGGTCGGTGCCATCCGTGAACCTGCCGACGATCACCGTCTCGGACATGCGCAGATTGGCCAGCTTCTGACCGCGAACGAGCATCCGTGCACCGCGCATGATGCCTCCTAGTACCAGGGGAAGAACACATCCGGCGTGTCGGTGGGAACCCAACCGGACACAACCGGGGTCTTCCTGCGAGTAGTGGAAACGACACCGAGCCCACCAGAACGTGCCTCGCGGAACGGGGCAAGCATGCGGCGCTCCGAAGCGGTGAGGTATGCGCCGGCCTCGTCGACCTTCCACCCTTCGGTGTAGTCGTCGACCCCGCCGCGGGTCTGGGCGTTCCGGTTGTCGAAGACGCGTGATGCGCAGTACAGCGTGACCATCACAACGTCTTCGGGCAGCGGGTCAACGAGATCGCCCGTGTCGGTGAGGCACGTCCGCCCCGATTCCTTACGAACCAGGGCGGACGCAGCACGGAGGCACATGGCAGCCCGTCGCTCCTCTGCAGAGTTGTCGGGGATCGTCTCCCCTATCCAATCTGCGAGATTGTCAACAGACGCGAGAGTGGCGGGCTCAGTCATGTGCGTGCTCCTTACGGTGCGAGTTCGACCGAGACAGCGCGGTTGGCGTCGAGCGTGGTGGCACCGAAGAAGGTGTCAACAACGCTCTGGTCCTCGAGCTGCAGCGGGTTGTAGTGCTGAATCCAGCGCAGCGCGTACCCGTCCTGCGCGACGGACGCGGAGAACGCGGCACCGTCAGGCTGACGCGAGGGACGCGTGACGTGAGCGAACGCGTCACGGTGGTACGCGATGCCGAAGTCACTGGGGAGCGTCGGGTCAGCGACGATCGTGAAGCCGAAGAGGCGACCGATCGTGGCGTTGCGAAGCACCTCGGACGAACCGGACTCGTTCACCTTCTGGAGAAGAGTGTCAGAGAGGATCGCAGCCTCGATGTCGGAACCGACAGCGAACCAGCGGTCGGCCGCAGGGATCTTGCGCTCGTTGAGCACCTGACGGGCCTTGATGAGCACCTGACGGATGTTCGAGCCGTCCGGGGCGACCGCGGGGATCGACGCGTCGGTCACGATGGCCGTCATCTCCGAGATCAGCGGCGCCGCGAGAGCATCGACGACCGACTCAGCCTGCGGACGCAGAACCTGGCGGGTCATGTCCTCGAGAGTGAACGTTGCGAAGTCGTCAGGGAGACGAACCGCGTTGTACACCTGATCCTCGAGGGTCACGGGGAACCATGCCTGCGTGATGTCGTTGAACTGGATCGCTGCTCGAGCGTCACGGTTTGCCTTGGTGTAGACCTTGGCGGTGCCGGCGCTGATCGGGCCGAGAACGTTGACGGTCTGACCGCGACCAGCGACGAACTCGTTCGAGAAGTCCTGACGCACGGTGCGCGGCAGGTTGGTGAGGTAACGGAGGGACGAGAGCGTTGCCCGCGCCGCCTGAGTCGGGGAAAACAGAGTGATTGCCACTGTGGGCCTCCTTCATGGTGTGAACGCACCCACGGTGGTGGGGCGGGTTAGTGCTCGAAGACGCGCTGAACGACCTTGTCTACGTCGATCTCGGCAGCACCGGACGGGTCGCCGGGACTGCGCAGTTTCTCCCTCGGCTGCTGCGTCGGAGGCTTCTTGGACCCGAACAGCTCCATGAGCTCTTCGGCGTCCTGCAGAATCTCTTCCTCAGTGGTGCCGGTGAGTCGCTTCACGAGCGACTCGGGGAGTCCGTGCTTCACAGCGACGCGCAGACGCATGTTGTCCGCCTCCAGGGCGGTCAGCTTCTTCGCGTTCTCATCTGCGCCCTGGCTCTTCGCTTCCGCGTCGGCCGCACGCTTGCGCAGATTCCGGTTCTCGGAGTTGATCTTGCGGATCTTCTCGCGAGCCTTCTCCGGGTCGAATCCGTCATCGTCAGTTGACGTCGAATCATCCACGACGTCGTCACTGGTCTCCTCCTGGGGGTCCTGCGTCTCGTTCGTGGCTTCGTCGTCAGTGGCGTCGGCGGTGTCGGCGGCGTCGGTGTTCTGGTCGCTCATTTCGCCCTCCTGGGGCATGTAGGGCTGCCACCAGGGCAGCGATGTATCCCGAATGGTTCGGGGGGTCTATGAGGTGGGCGAGTCTCGGAAGCCACCGTTCTGGCGCATCGCCGCGAGGAGCTTCTTCGTGTTGATCGCCTTGCCGTTCGCGGCCACGAGCGCGCGCGCTTCGCCGTAGGCATCCATGTAGCGCTCTTCGTCGGCGGTCGGTTCCCACGCGTACGAGTAGGCCGGTTCAGCGGTGCACCCACAGTACGAGTGGTACTGAATGCCATCCGCCGCCGCGGCATCCCGGTAGACGGGGCCACGGGAAGCGAGCATCGCGCAAAACGCACACGGGTTGCCGTCAGTGACGCGACGCCAACCAACAGCACGGCGATCACGACCAGCGGTCGCCGCAACCGTCAGCCGACCGCCCATCATGGCCTGGCGTCGCACTATGCCGCCGAACTTCGTCAACGCCGCCTCGAACGCATCCGCTGAGTCCATACCTGCACCGATGAGGCGCTTCACGCGTGTCGGGCCAGCGAGGCTCAACGCACGCGCTGTCTCGGTAGGCGCCGCGAGCACGACCGCACCAGCAGCCCCGAGCTCGGCAAGCCGGAACTCGGAAAGGTACTCGGCGGCTACCCGCTGAGACTCAGCCATGCGACGGCTCACCGCGATCGCTGTCGACGCGAGCCAGTACGGCTTCGACCCATCCAGATCATCGATGTCGAGACGATCCCACAGTGCGCGCGCTTCGATCTCCGCGCGCGCACCGACCCGAATCTGTGCGTCTCGATGGGCGGTGGTGAGTTCCCTACCCTCAGCCGTTGACGCCATTGGACTGCTCATTCAGAGCCGCTGCAAGCTGCTCCTCAGCCGAAGGGTTCTCCTTCTTGTAGGCGAGCCACGCCTTAGCGATCTCGGGCGTCACAGTCGGGATACGATCCCACAACAGCTCCACCGGGATCTTCAGCATCGTCGCCATCTTGCCGAGAGCATCAGCCGCCTGATTCATCGACCGCGACTGCAGATCCGCCCAATCGGTACGAATTGAGAAGTCCGCAGCGTCATCCCGGCGACCCTCGATGTGAGCAGAAAGCCGAAGCACCTGCTCATTCGAGTCGCCGAAACCGACCTTGCGCTCATTTACCTTCAGATCAGCCATCGCACGAGACTCGGCAATCGCATCCGCAGACAGGTTCACCAGATCGCCCGTGAGGGCGTGAACCGGTGTCTGCGTGACGACGGCGAGGATCTTCACGTCCTCATCCGTGGCTTTGATCAGCCCATCCGGCGAGGTCTCGTCGAGGGTGCCGAACTGGACGCCCTCTTCTCCCGTCAGAATGTCGCCCTGACGAAGCAGTAGCTTCACGCGTTCGCGATCCTCAGGATCGTTCGGCATATCCAGGCCTGTCGCGGTGCGTACCTTCCACGAGTTGAAGTGCTGAACCAGCATCCGGTCGTAGGTGGTCTTGTTGATCCGCTCCGCAACCTGCACGTACGGCTCCACCTCACCAGGCGTGCGGCCCTCGAGGTCGATTTGGTTCGAATATCGCACAGCCGGCGCGACACCGGCATTGTGGCGCCGTTCCTCGATGTAGTCGATGCGCCCGTTGTCGTCGCCGAGGATGTAGACCGCTTCTTCGTCCACGATGTACTTGTGGCTGCCCTTCGCGAGCAGGTAGTACATGGGGTATTCGTCCTCAACCACGTCGCCGTACACGGCGTACAGGTCGCGCGGTGAGCGGCCACGCAGGACCGCGCCCGTGTCACCAGGCATAGCCGTAACGTACGAGTAGCCGTAGGACAGGGCCGCGCGGTAGACGGCCCGCTGACGCGAGTGCATCCGGTTCCGCAACCATGGCTCGGTGATCCGCTCCGTATCGACCGACCGCGACGAACGGAACGCCTCAGCGACAAGCTGCTGCGCCACCGTCGTCACAACCAGCGACAGGAACGGCGTCTCACTGATCTTCGCCAGGTTCCGATGTTCCGTCGTCGCGTAGTTCGGGATCTTGTCCCGCAACGCATCCGGCTCCCACCGATGCCACTTGTCGATCAGATCAAGGCTTCGACGCTGCTGCTGCCACCCCGGAATCAGGACGTCATTGGCGAGCTCGAGCACATCATCACGCTTCATCACCACACGCGCCCCCCTTGTTTCTTGCCGCTGTTCAACACACGACGGCGGGCCATGCGAGCTCCGACCATGCAGATAGCGAGGTCGATCTTGTTCTTGGAATCCGCGCGATCCTTTGCGATCGACATGAACCCAGCCACTGGGTAGCGGCGAGCATTCAGAACGTGCCTGCGTAGACGAGCGTCACCGTCATGGGTGAACTGCCCGTCCTGGATCTCACGAAGAGTGAAGCTGACCGCCTCAGCGATCGCCTTCGAGTTCGTGCGGTCAGTCATGTCGAACTTCACCGCATGCCCCTTGCCCCCTTTGGTCCCGTACGCCCAGATCTTCAATCTGTTCCGGTAACGCCGATGCCAGTCGTCGAACAAGAGATCCCAGTACGAATCCAGAGTTTCGTCATTGAGCGTGTGCGACGGATCGCCGAAGAAGGCAACCACTCGGTACGTCTCGAACGTGTGATCAACGACGCCATCAACCTCTTCGCGAGGCGCCAGCCATCCTTCACCACGCTTACCGGGCGGCTTCTGCCACATCCCGAGCGTGAACACGTGACCATCGGACATGCGAACACCCACAAGCCCGGTTGCGTCGTCAGACTTCGAGCAGTCGAGGAACATGGCGATCTCCTCGCCCGGTTCCACCACGATCTCGTCATCCTTCAACGGATCGAACTCGTTCGGCTCCGTCCACGCGTCCTCAGCCGCGGTGACCTGGTTGTACCACTTACGCCGAGACTCAGAAGGCGAGTTCAGCGGGTTCAGGATCGACTTACGAATACGACCGGCTGCATCCAGCCAGACGGAATCGCCCCGCACAGCCTCCACAACAGAAGGGGCCGCATCAGCCGTCAGCGGCGCCTCAGCAGGAGCCTCGAGCGAGTCATAGAGGAGGCCGTAGTCCATCGCCTTCGCGTCATCGCCCTGAGTGTCATCCCATGCCTCACGCTGACGTTGACCGACCGAATCCTCACCCGGACGGTAGGAGTTGCAGATATCCAGAATGCGCGCTGGGGCGCCCACCTCAGACTTCGCCGCGTTACCCTCCATCGCGCCGGCCATGTCATGACCGCCGTTGGAAGAATTCCAGTTCTGCGTCTCCGCACCTGTCTCTTA